TTTTTTTTTTTATTTTCCAATAAACATTTTATCTAAATCTTCGTAAACAGATGAAGGAATTGTTTCTTCTTTATTTATATTACAATCAGTAAAATTGTTTTTTAAATTCAATTCACTGTGAAAAATTGTTGACTGTTCAATTTTTAAAGAAAATTCAATGGTTCCCATTCAAAGGAAATTTAAAAAAAGTTTGGAAATATTCTAAAGAAGCTTATGAGTTTTATGGTTATCCTATGGAAAAATTTGAATATGCTATTCATGATAAACACCCTTTTTTAAATAGTATTTGGAGTACTTCTGAAAATATTAATTATAAAGAATATACTATAACTAAACATGGAAATCCTCAAATTGTTTATTTATACAGTAAAAATGGAAAATACTTAGGAGAATTTAAATCTGAAAAAATATGTGCTGAATATATAGGCACAACATTAAGTTCTGTAAATCATTCTGTTAAATCTGAAAATCTTATATCTAAACAATATTATGTTTCAAAAACATTAGTAGATATTTTTATTCCTAAACCAAGAATTCAATATATATCTCAAAAATTTTATATATATAAAAATAATAAATTAATTTTTGAAGGAATAGGAAAAGAAATAATGCCTATAATAAATTTAAATTCATGGCAAAAAATAAGTGATATAATTAGATATAAAGATGGATGGTATAAAGATTTTTATGTTTCAATAGAAAAAATAGATAAAATTCCTGAAAAATGTAATAATAAATCTATAAAAGTAGATGTTTATGATAAATATGGAAATTTTATTGAAACAATGAATAAAATAAAAGATGTTAGAGAAAAATATAAAATATCTGCATCTAAAATTAAAAATATACAATGTGGTGATAAATATATAGGAGATTATATATTTAAATACCATTCTCCAAATAAGTAAATGATATAGTCTGAATACTTAAATGTATTGTATATTAAACGTATTGAATTTGCTGCTGTTCCAGAAGGTGATGGAGCAGGCGGAACTGAAATTATAATGCCTTTTAGAGAAAGATATTATGAAAAATATGACGTTTTCAAAATTGAAGAGTCTGGTCAATAGTGTATGGTTGTAGCAAGACCTATCAGAAAAGGTGATAATTATTATGAATGTGTTGTAAGATTGGTTGATAATAATTATGATACCATTCTTGATGCAAGTGCTTGCCAACCTGGAATGAAAACACGTTGGATTACTGCTAACGTACCTGAGATGCATGAAGAGGGAACAGGAATTAAGCCATTTATAAGGCCCTCTTCCGCTTATTTTAATAGGTGTAAAATTAAAAAAATATTTCTAATTGCTGGGAACCTAAGTTTATAAAAATATGGTAATCAGCAGCGAAGCTTAAGATAACATTAACTCATAGAGAGATGCTTAAGAACGTTCAACGACTAGTCCGTAGGACGTAGGAGAAAAAACTCCGAAATGGAATAAATCTAAAATTTAAATTTTATGGAAAAATATATTGTTTATCAAACAATTAATAAAGAGAACAACAAAATTTATGTTGGAGTTCATTGTACTAATAATCCAGAAGGATTTGATGGCTATATAGGATGTGGAGTAAGGATTACTCAACCTTGTACCTACATGAATCCTAAAACCCCATTTCAATATGCAGTAAAAAAATATGGAACTGGGTCTTTTATAAGAACCACATTAGCTATATTTGATACTAAAGAAGAAGCTTTTGAATTAGAATCCAAAATAGTAAATGACGATTTTTTAAAAAGACCTGATGTATATAATTTAGTAAGAGGAGGAGAATTTCATATAACGCATCAAACAAAAATTTATATGTATGATTTGGAAGGAAATTTTGAAATGGAGTTTGACGGAGTAAATGAAGCAGTCAGATATGTAAATCCAGATCATAATCAGAAGGGAGGTTCTCACATAGTAAGAGCTATTAAGGAAGGACATCAATATCATGGACACCAATTTTCTTATGAAAAATTACCATTTTTAAAAAATTTAAAACCTCATAGAAAAATGTCAACGGTAGAAAGACCTTATGCTGGAAGCAAAGTTGGTAAGTATGATGAAAATGGAAATTTATTAGAAACATTTGAAACAATGACAGATTGTGTTAAAGCTGGATATAAAAATGCAAAATTAGTAGCTTTAGGACAAAGAAAACATTGTAAAGGGTTTATATTTAAATATTTAGATTAAGATATAGTCTGAACAATATGGAAACATATTGATTAACAACAATTGTATACAAAATGGCAAAGTAATGTGGAACTTCACAGAGGATATATACAGACACACCGTTTTGATGCAAGTTATTCTGAAAGATACGCTGCATTAGAAAACGTATTTATTAAAATTGGCGACGGAAAGGGTAAAGAAATTGAAAACGAAACCATTTATAGAATGGATACCGTACAAAAGAATTTGCTCGAAACCTTTTTGGTTGGTCGTAATCAAGCCTTACTATTTAGTAAAGGCAATATAACACCGGAAGGAAAAGCAACTATTGTAGATCCTGCTACTGATAGACCTGTATATATATCTGACGGATTAATTCCGCAAGTAGAAGCTTTCGCTTCTAAATATGTTTATAACAAACTCACAATTAATGTACTTAGAACTGCTATTTTAGCATTAAATGAAAAGGCTAAAACCCCAACAGGTAATAAATATGTGTTTATATGTAATGAAGCTTTCTATTATCAACTTGGAGATGTACTCGACCAATATTTAGCTCAATATCATACCGATGGAACATATCTTTATTCTATGAAGGCTAACGGATATGTTGAAGTTGGAGCTAAAGGTTTTGATACATACAATTGGATGGGAAACTCTATCAGTTTTAAAGTTGATAGAACGTTCTCTCGTGAGTTTGGAGACAAAGGATATGCATTAGCTCTTGATTTAACAGCAGATAAGACTTCTGCTCAACCCCCATTGGGTTTATTTACTTTAAAGGGTGGAGACATGATGCAATCATATCTTAAAGGACCTGGAGGTCTTACTGGTTTAGAATCTGGTGAAGTTTCTACTCCAGTAGCTGGTGCTAAGAGAATAATTTGGGGATATTCATCCCTTGCAGTGTTCAATCCATACAGATCGTATATTATACGTGAAATTTGATTAACACTGAGAATTTTTAAGAAGATTTTGGTATTGAAAGATATTAAGATAATGTTAAAACAGCTCCTCCAAGAAAACTTGGAGGCCTGTTTTAATGTATAAATATGTTAAATGAAATAATATGGCAACAAAAAAAGAAATTGAATTATCAAACAAAATAGTATTACGAAGTGTAAGAGGAAAGGTTGGAATTGTAGTTAAAGTACAGCCTTGTAAAGATCCTAAAACTGGAAATTATCCTAATTGTGTAAAAAGAGTAGATACTCACGGAGACATGGTTCTTTCAGATTTGGATAGAAAAGATCCATTAATGCCTTACTTTATTAAAGAGGATGCAGTATTTGATATTACAGATGGAACAACTTTTGATTTAGATGATCCAAGACAAAACTGTATATGGGAAGCTATTAAAAACTGTCCTTTAATTGCTCCAGATTATTATGCTAAAGATGCTCTAGGAAAATCATTAATTAATGGAGATACTAAAGAATTTACTTTAGTAGATTATCTAAAAAATAATCCAAGACGTTTTGGAGTGGCAGAATTATATGTAGAACGTCCAGGGGTAGAATCTAATCGTAGAGTATCAAAGAGAAAACTTAGACATGATGCAGAGTCCTATATTTATAATGATGACCGAGGTTACGAGGGCAGAGTATTAAAAGCTCGTTTACTTGGACATAAAATGAATAATATGCCAGATGCAGATGTAATTGATTTCTTACTACAGATAGCAGATTCTGACCCAGAAAAAATTATTAACCTTTATACTGGAGGAGATACTTCAATAAGACTTCTTTTTATTGAAGCTAGGGATAAACATGTAATTAATTATAAAAATAAACTTTACATGTATGCAGATTCTGTTTTAGGAGCTTCAGATGAAGCGGCTATATTATTTTTAAAAGATCCTAGAAATGCTAATTTATATAAACTTATTAAACAAGATACATATCCAGAATTAACTGGAGCTAAAAAAGATAATAATTAAATTTATATTTAAATATAAATTATAAAAAATGACAGCGAGAAAACTTTATGAGGCAATTCTTATTGAACTAAATAAAGAAAATGCTCCTAACATTACATTAGAAGCATTTAATTATTTAGCAAATAAAGCTGTTAGGTAGTATGTAAATAAACGTTATAATATTTATGACATTAATCAACAAACTACTGATGATTTAGGGACTTTAAAATCAACTGCTATATTAACACCTAAAAAAGTATCGGACATATATACAGGATTTTCTCAAACAACTGGAGCTACATATGAAGTAAAACTTCCTTCAGATTATTTTCATATATTAAATTGTATTTGTATTTATAATGTAAAAAAAACATATGAATGTTATGATCAAGGTTATCCATATAGGGCTGCTGCAAAACGTTTAACAGCAGATATGTATTCTTAGGTTATAGATAATTATTGGAATTAGCCAAAGTATTATAGACCTTATTACTATATTCATGAAGTAAATACACATAGTGATAATCCTTACGATGATTAGACTGGAACTATATTCACTAAACATGGGGATAAAGATTTTGGTTCTGATGGAAACAACAATCAAATAATTACAGCATTTGGTCCTTCCAGAACAATTAAAATTAGAAATGATAATCCGCCTGAAAATACTGACGAAAATTAGAGACCTTTGGATATTATAGAAGATGATATCACTGATGATACTTCTAATAATTCATCTGAAAATACTAATAATTCATCTGAAAATACTGACAGTAAATATTATTAGGCTTCTTATGTGTAGAGAGGAGCAGGAATTAGATATGGAAACAATAGAGAAGTACGCTGTGAAATCCGATATGGCACAGATGACTCAGTATTTAAATTAGAAAAAGTTTATATAGATTATATAAAAGTTCCACAAGAGATTCGCCTCACTCAATATTAGATTGACAGAACAGAGGATGTATCTCAAGTATTAGATTATCCCGATTATGTCTGTCAAGAGATAGTAAATGAGTTGGTACATATTGTTATGGAAAATATTTCTGATTAGAGAATTCAAACACACCCAGTAGTTAGTTAGTCTATTGCAAATCCAACTCAACAATAGACACCCGAACAATAGAGTTAATAATTTAAATTATGTTTAATTTTACAACTCAAACAATTTTTAATTCAGTAATTAAAACTACTGAAAATGCAGTTAGAACTAAAACTGCTCCAAAAGGTTATAATGTTATAACCAAAGATAGTGCAAACGGTCCAGAACTTAGAATTGGAAACACTAGATTTAATAAAAATAATATATTAGATATTCAAATTAAAAACCACACTGTAGAAAATTTAGCAAAAGTAACTTTTGATATGGCTGCTTTAGGAACTACAGAAGAAGAGACTACAACTTTTGAAAACGGTAGTTACAGAATTGCATTGTATATTGGACTTTCAATGAATTCTCAAGATTCTTTTTATGCAAACGATCTTGTTTATAAAGGAAAACCTTTATATATTGAATTTTCAGTAAAATCTTCTGATACTGCAAATACTATTGCTAAAAGAATTGTAAAGATTGCAAATAAATATATGTTGTTTGTAACTTAGGAAAAGATTCTTGATATTACTGAAAGTGAAGGAAAAGTAACTATTTCCGGAGTTAATGGTTATCAACAAATAAAGAAGGCAGTTCTTTAGAAGTATGACCCTGAAGCTACCAAAATAGATTGTTGTGGTAATGAAGGTGATTATATTGACATTATTACTGGTGTTCCTGTAATGTGGATTGCAGACTCTGTTACTGGGGAAGTTACTGTAGATACAAAAACTCTTGATAGTGATGGAGCTAGAGATTTGGCAGAAGATGAGGTTGCTATAACTCCTGGAATAGAAGCATTTGGAGATTATAATTGGATTATTCACAATTTAAGACTTCCTACCCTTGCAAACACTTATTTCTGGTCTGCAAATAAATCTGAAATGCCCGTAGTAGGTGGAACTTATACACAATTTATTATAAGAATGTGTGTAGATAGAGATGGAATTGCTGGAGGTGTTGTAGGACAAAGAGCTACTTCTGTCACAACACATGTACTTTATGTACTAGATCAAGGAAATAATGTTTAGACCATTAAAACAGAATTGGCTAAATTAAAAGTAGCTAATACTGATGCAGATACTAAACTTTCAGATCCTTTTGGAGATTATACTGCGTAAATTAATAAGCTAGACCGGACCAACATAGGTCTAGTCTAGCTTTTATTATTTTAATATGG